GTTAAAATAAACACACAAAAGATAATGTACGAAAAGAATTAAAAACAAAATAACAGAAATAGCATAAATTAAATCAAAATAAATTATTAGTATTAATAAGTTATGGGCATATATATTTACAAATATTTATTCATTTACACAGCGAGAGACGCTTCAGCGAGCACATGTTGGGAGTAAATATCCTTAATGGCATTGGCATCAGGTCTCTCTAGGATTGCGGACTCGAACCGCTGCAGAATCTGTTTGGAAGTTAAAGCCGGATCAATCTTGAAGTCTGTTTCTCCGATAGTAGGGTAAAGGGTCGGAGATTTTGACCAAGATTTGAAGAAATCCACATAAGCGGAGCTAACCCAAGTAAGGGCTACTTCTTCTTCGACTTCTTCTCGGACTACGAACTCTAGCATGTAGCTTTTGAGTTCAGCTGGAAGCTGGCCTCTATCAATCTTGTTAAGGACGAGGTTGCTAGTCCGAGGGAGTTCGGTACGGGGGTGACCGAAATTTGTCAATGTTTCGAGCTTGCCGTAAATACCTTGGAGGCTAAGAGCCTCAACCAACCGGGCACGTAAGTCTTGGAAATAGTCTTCACCCCACATAGCAGCTTCGACTAGGGCGCATACACAATTGTCAAGTGTCGCGCGCCCTATGGGCTGGCCAATTTGAACAAAGTTCACCATGTTTTCGATGGATTCCTTTGCGAGGGCCATGCGGATCACACCTGTAGTGGGATAGATCCTGAAATGACGTTTGAGGAAAGTCACTTCGTCGATGCCGCGGGCTAGTGGGATGTCACCTCCCTCTACCTTAGTCTCAAGGGTGTAGGTGTAACCAAGGGAGGGGAATGTTTCCATTAGAGTCTTTTGATTGTACCACGGAAGAATGGCTCGGTTGACACAGAGGACAACGTCGTCTCCGAAGTAAACTGGGTGGACCAGTCTATCATAAGATATGTTGTTGGCTAACTCGGGCGCATGACGGCGCGCGAGTGCTATGAAGCAGTAGCGGTGACCAGCATCATTCAACAGGCAATTGAAGCCTGTGGTCCCGTAAACTCCGCTAGGGAGAGAGGACTCAGATTGCCAAATAAGATGATTGGCTTTGTGAATAACACTAGTTACGCTCCTAAGAGCGTACTTCATGAGCGATTTGAG